CCTGCTGAGTCAGTAATTGTTGCTGCTGGTGCGGAAATTATGAAGTCTTTTACTGCAAGTTGTACTTGTAATATTGACTTTGGTGGTGGAGATGACATCATTGACGGTGCTGCACTTGATGCTGCCGCTGGTACATACCTTGCAAAAGGTAGTAACGGTGAAGCTAACATTGTAAACACTGGTGCTGCATCTACTTTTGCTGCAGAATCACTTGCATGTGTTGGTGCTGCAGATACCATTGATGTAACAATCGCTGGTGCTGCCGCTGCAACTGGACGCTTACGTGTCTATGCAGTAGTTGCAGATGTTTCTGCCGCAATGACAGAAGCTGCAGTCGCACAACGTGACTTGCTGTAACATACGGTACTAATCTTTGGGGCTGGCATTGCGCTGGCCCCATTGCTACACTCTAAGGAAACTTAATGGCTCTTACATTTCTTACATTAGCAAACGATGTTATTACTCGTATGAATGAAGTATCACTTACTTCTGCTACATTTGCAGATGCTAGGGGCGTACAGATACAATGTAAAAATGCAGTTAATGAAGCAATAAGACATATTAATCAAAAAGAATTTGGTTATCCATTTAACCATGCAAGTAATAGTTCTACACTAGTTCCCGGTACTTCAAGATATACAGTTCCTACTAGCACTAAACATATTGACTACAATACAGCTAGAATAAAAAAAGATGCCGATCTTAATACATCAGGTGGTAACCTTGCAAAATTAGATTATAATGAATACATAAACAAAGAGTTTGCAAATCAAGAAGATGAAGTAGAGGCAACTACATTAAATGGTTCTTTAACTGATAGTGCAACTACAATTACTGTAGTAAGTACATCGGGCTTTGATACTTCTGGTACTCTCTTTATACTTGGTGAACAAATATTATATACAGGAGTTACGTCTACTACATTTACAGGATGTACTAGAGCTTCTAATAGCACTACAGCCGCTGCACATGCGTCAGGTGTACAGGTAGCATCCTTTACAAACGGTGGTGTACCTCAGTTTATTGTACGTACACTAGATAATAACTACCTACTGTATCCACTTCCTGATAAACAATACACATTGGCATTTGATTACTTTACATTTCCAAATGATTTAACTGCACATGATGACACTACAACTATACCTGAAAGATTTTTACCTGTAATTGTAGATGGTGCTACGGCATTTGTATATCAGTATCGTGGTGAAATGCAACAGTATCAATTAAACTTTGAAAGGTTTGAGGACGGTATTAAAAATATACAGAGCTTACTTATTAACAAATATGAATATGTTAGGTCAACAGTTATAAATAGACCTAGTAAATACAATGTTGGAATTACTTTTTAATGCCCGATATTTCTCAGGTACAACCAGCCGCATTTAACTGTGAAGGTGGACTAGTATTAAACCGTTCTAGTTTTTTAATGAAACCGGGTGAGGCTTTAGTATTAGAAAACTTTGAGCCTGACGTTGAGGGTGGCTACAGAAGAATGAATGGCTATCGTAAATTTGTCAATCAGATAGTACCACAAACATCTGCATCTTCTGAAAAAATAATAGGCGTTGCAAACTTTACAAATAAAGTAATAGCTTGCAGAGGTGAAAAAATATTTAGTGCTGCATCTACTGAGTTAGCTGTAGCTATTACTGCAAATGAAACTATGTCAGGTTCTGGTGTAATTAAAGTTGACTCTGTGCTTGGGTTTGCCTCTAGTGGTACAATACAAATTGATAGTGAAATATTTACATATACAGGAGTTAGTCTTACTGTATCGCCTAATCAATTTACTGGTGTAACTAGAGCAACTTCTAGTACAGGTGCAGCACTTCATCTTGGTAATATAACGGTTTCTAGTACTTGGACAGAAATAGATACAGGAAGAACTAACGCAGCTAAGTATAGAATAGAACGATTTAATTATAACGGTACAGATAAAATTATATTTGTAGATGAGGTAAATGCCCCTGTAATATTTGATAGTTCTTTTAATGCAACAGATGTTACTACAACTTCAGTTGTAGGTTCTAAATTTGTAGCGTCATTTAAAGATCATATGTTTTATGCAGGTAAGTCTACTACACCACAAGAAGTAGTATTTAGTGTACCTTTTGATGAAGACAACTTTGGCAGTGGTGCAGGAAGTATTAAAGTAGACGATACTATTACAGGACTTAAAGTATTTCGAGATAGTTTATTTATATTTTGTGAGAATAGAATATTTAAATTGACAGGAGTTAGTGAGTCTACCTTTGTAATGACACCAGTTACAAGAAACATTGGTTGTATTAACGGAGATACAATACAAGAATTTGCAGGTGACTTAGTATTCCTTGGACCTGATGGACTACGTACTGTAGCTGCGACTGCAAAGATTGGCGATACTGCACTTGGTACAATAAGTAAAAACGTACAGTCTATATTTGATGCAAACATTATTGACTCAGCGTCATTTCAAAGTGTAGTAATAGCCGACAAGACACAGTACAGAATATTTTTTACTAAAGATGGTCAAGCAGAAAGTATTACAAGAGGTCTTACTTGTGTTATGAAAGAAGACGGTTATGAATTTTCTGAAATAAGAGGAATAAAACCTACAGCTACAGATACACGTGTAGATGCAGGAGATGTTATAGTATTACATGGTGATTCAAGTGGGTTTATACAACGACAAGAAAAAGGAAATACTTTTGATGGTACTCCCATACTAGGTAAGTACAGAAGTTCTGACTTATCTTTTGGTGACACTGGCATTAGAAAACACATGCAGCGAGTTATTATTAACTATAAGCCTGAGTCAGCTATTGCCGCTGAACTACTAGTACGATACGACAATGAAAACTCTGACTCAACTAGACCTAATCCGTATACACTAGACTCATCTGAAGTAGCTGCACAGTTTGGTACTGCCGTATTTAGTACAGTAGGTGGTGCGGTAAGGTTTGTTTTTGGTGGACCATCACAGCCACTTATTAGACAGCCAGTAGAAGGATCAGGTTTTTCTGTTGTACTTAGGATAAATGACAATGGGGAATCTGCCCCGTATTCACTTAAAGGTTTTCAGTTAGAATATCAATTAGGAGCAAGACGTTAAATGGGTGCTACATACACAAGACAATCAACCTTTACAGATGGAGATGTTATTACATCTGCTTTGTTTAACGATGAGTACGATCAGTTATTAGCTGCATTTGCTTCTAGTACAGGACACACACACGATGGGACTGCCGCTGAAGGTGGTCCAATAAGTAAACTATTAGCTGACACTATTACAATAGGTACAGGTGCAGGTGATATATCTCTTGTGTTTGATGGGGCAGATAGTGACGGTACGTTAAAGTGGATGGAAGATGAAGACTACTTTGAGTTTTCTGATGATATACTTATTGCTACTACTGAGAAGTTACAGTTTCGTGATACTGCTATATACATTAACTCATCTGCTGATGGTCAACTTGATCTCGTAGCTGATACAGAAATACAAATTGCAGCTACTACGATTGACATGAATGGTGCAGTAGATATATCTGGCAACCTTGATATAGGTGGTAATCTTGCAGTTACAGGTACTACTACATTTAATGGTGGTACACTCACACTTGGATCAGACGCAAGTGACAATGTTGTGTTTGGTTCAGATGTAAACTCTAGCATTATTCCTAATACAGATTCTACATTTGACCTTGGTTCGTCAACTCAAGAGTGGCGTGATTTATTTATAGATGGTACAGCACACATAGATACTCTTGATGTAGATGAAAATGCTACAGTAGCAGGTACGCTAGGTGTTACAGGAGTATTAACTACTACAGCTACACAGGTAGCAACTGGTGGAATTACAAGTGGTTCAAATATTGTTTCTGACACAGATAGCACTGACGATCTTGGTACAACAAGTGTTCGCTGGGCTAACTTGTTTGTTGATGGTATTACCGCAACTGATCAAATAACAGCTACTGGATTTACTGGTACACTAGACGGTATTCTTGGGTCTGGTGCCGCCGCCGCTGCAACTGTAACATCTCTTAATACAAGTGGTGTTGTTAACTTAAACCTTACTACCGACTCAACTAGCTCAACTTCAGGTGCTTTAATTGTTGATGGTGGTGTTGGTATAGCTAAGAAGTTATTTGTTGGTACAGACCTAGACGTTAATGGTACAACCAACCTAGACGTAGTAGACATAGACGGTGCTGTTAACATGGCAACGACTGCATTAGTTACAGGTGTTTTAACTACAACTGCAGCTACTGTCTTTAACGGAGGGTTTGCATCTAATGCTGATTCTACAATGGGTACAGATAAAAAGTTAATTTTCCGTGATTCTGCAATACACATTAGTTCAACTGCTGATGGTGATATGAGCATTGCTGCCGATGATGAAATAGACTTAACTTCAACATTGATTGATATTAACGGCAATGTAGAAATTAGTGGTACTACTACGCAGACAGGTGTAATTACAGCTAACGCTGGTGTAGTCGTAGATGAGATGACCCTTGATGCTGATACACTCACAGCTACTGATGACTTTATACTAGACGTAGCAGGTGATGTAGAAATTAATGCAGATGGTGGTACTATTACCTTTAAGGATGCTAGTAGTTCACTAGGTACAATTACTTCTAGTGGTTACTCAGGTACTGCTGCAGTTGCTACTACTGTTACAATAACTGATAATGAAAACACTAATGAGAATAATGCAATCATCTTTGCTGCAGGGGCAGATCAAGATGGTGGTAATATTGGTTTAGAGTCTGATGGAACTTTAACTTATAATCCTAGTACAGGAACTTTAAGTGCAACTAATATTTCTGTAACTGGTACACTTAGTACTGTAGACTCAGTTACAATGAGTGCTAACAATGCTGTTGTATTTGAAGGTGCTACTGCTGATGCTCACGAAACTACACTTACAGTTGTAGACCCTACAGCAGATAGAACAATTACTTTACCTAACCAATCTGGTACTGTGCCTGTACTAGCAGTAGCAAGTAACACTGCAGTCACAAGTACACCAGAAGAACTAAACGTATTAGATGGCATTACTGCAGTTGTAGGTGAACTAAACGCACTAGACATTGGTAGCACTGCTGTTGGTACTGCTGTAGCATCTAAGGCTGTTATACTAGACTCAAATAAAGACTACACAGGTATTCGTAACCTTACTATAACTGGTGAGTTAGATGCAGCCACTTTAGATATTAGTGGTGCTATTGATGTTGCAGGTACTGCTAACTTAGATGTGGTAGATATTGATGGCGCAGTGGATATGGCGTCTACATTACAAGTAGATGGCGTAGCTACCTTTACAGCTATTCCAATAGCTAATGCAGGTATATCTGTAAAGAATGGAGCTACCTCTGCTGGATTTGTATCATTCTTTGAAGACTCAGATAACGGAAGCAACTCAGTAAAACTAATAGGACCAGCATCTACTGCAGATGTAACCTTGACTTTACCTGCAGTTACAGGTACAATAGCAACTGTTGCAGCAGCAATAGACGAAGCCACAGCCCTTGCCATTGCGCTTGGTTGATATAGGAGAAAACAATGGCTAATACATTTAAAACAATTACAAGAGATGTAGCACCAAATGCTGCAGGTACACCTGAAGTATTATACACTGTGCAAAGTAGTACTAGGATTGTTATCTTAGGACTAACACTGGCTAACGTACACACAGCACAAGTTACTGCTTCTGTTACTTTAGTGAGTACAGTTACACAGACATCTCAGACACAAAACACTACAGCGCACTTAATTAAAGATGCAGCTATACCAGTGGGTTCTACGCTGGCTGTTCTTGACGGTAAAATCGTAGCTAATGCAGGTGACGTTATTAAGGTTGACTGTTCAGTTGCAGACAAAGTTTCGGTGATAATGAGCTATATGGAGATTGACAGCTAATGGCAGGATATATAGGCACACAGGCTGTAAGTGTAAACACTACGTCAGCTACTATCTCTGATGATCTAGCAGTAGGTGATGATGCAACTATTGCTGGTACTCTTGGTGTAACAGGCGTTTTGACCACCACGGCTGCAACTGTGTTTAACGGTGGGTTTGCTGCTAACGATGGTTCTACAATTACAACTGCTGATAACAGTGTACAGCTTACACTTATTTCTACTGATGCTGATGCTGGTAGTGGGCCAATCATGAACTTCTATCGTAACTCTTCAAGTCCTGCTGATGGAGACTCTATTGGAGTTTTTGAATTCATAGGAAGAAATGATAATAGTCAAGATGTAACAGCCATTCAAATAGAAACAAAAATGACGGATGTTTCTGATGGGGATGAAGATGCTTCTTTCTCAATGGGAATTAGAAGGGCAGGAGCTTTTATAGATGCCCTATCTTTTGACCCAACTGAAACAGTATTTAATGATACTGGTGCTAACGTAGACTTCCGTGTTGAAGGTGACACAGATCAACACGCCTTATTTGTTGAAGGTGAAACAGATAGAGTAAGTATTGGTTCTAATGACCCACCGATGAAACTAACAGTGCGAAACGGTTCTGCTAATAGCGATATAGTTAAGTTTACAGGAGATGGCACAGGTGCTGGATTAACTATTTCAACAGCAGCAACCACAAGAGCAGATGACACGGTTATCTTCAAAGCCTCTGACGCATTTGGTGAGCTTTCCTTTGTATCAGATAATACTGAAGTCCTTAGATTAAACAAAGATAATCAAGCAACACTAACCAACGGCCTCACACTCACAGACGGAAACCTAGTAGTCGCAAACGGTCACGGCATTGATTTTGGTGCACAGACAGACGCTAATAGTGTATCAGGTACAACTGTTGGTGCTGAATTGCTAGATCACTATGAAGAAGGTACTTGGACTCCTGCACTTCTTGATGGTACTTCAGTTACTGTTAATGATGCTCATTACACAAGAATTGGTCGTGTAGTGCATATAGGAATGTCTATAGTTGGTGCAAGTAATAGCAGTTCTAATGCTATACTATTCACAGGATTACCTTTTGGTGTAATCAATGGAAATGACCAAGCGTTTGGACTAACAGTAGCTAACACTAGTGTGGGTACAGATAACATATACTTTGCTTTTCTTAGAAATACCTCCCAAATAGGCTGTGGAACAAACGCAAATACGGATATTGCAACCAGCGTTCTTTCAACAAAAAAACTTTGTATGTCAGGATATTATTTTGTTGCATAACAAATTATCTGTAGTGGATTCTACAGACAGACAGTCCAAACCATAAGGAGATAAACATGGCAAGTGGCGATATAACTAAAGAAACAGAGTACGACAAGATAGAGGTTGTACAGTCTTGGAGCATACAAGTTCGCAAGGCTACTAAGATCATGGAAGAACAGGCAGACGGTTCTAAGACAGAACTTAGTCGTGCGTATCACAGACACGTTCTACAACCTTTTAACTCAGTCAAAGCTGACGATAATAGCTGGACACACACAGCCACAGACATCTCAGGTGAAGCTGCAAGTGTACAGGCTATAGCTACAGCCGCTTGGACTGACGATGTTAAAGCTGCGTATAAAGCAATGCGTGAAGCACAAGGATAAACAAACATGACCAAAGCTAGAACTAACGCCTCTGCATCACCAGCCGTAGGTCGTAACATGGTAATCAATGGTGCAATGAATGTGGCCCAGAGAAGTGCATCAGTGACAGGCTTGGGTGCAGCTTCTGGGTATTTTACTTTAGATCGTTTTCAGATGAGTACAGATACTGGTGGTAATGCTACTGCAGGTAGATACACAATGACACAAACAGCAGATGGCCCTAATGGTATATCAGCTAATTGTTTAAAATTAGATTGTACAACAGCAGATACATCTATTGCTGCAGGTGAGCTACTTGCAATAGTTCAAAAGTTTGAAGGTCAAAACGTACAACGTATAGGTAAGGGTATAGCTGGAGCAAAACAAATTACTGCAAGTTTTTACGTTAAAGGTAATGCTGCTGCAAATTATATGTTAGAAATAAAAGATACAGATAATGGTAGAATAAATAGTAAACTATTTGCAGTTACTACAGATTGGAATCGTATAGAAGTAACTATACCTGCAGATGTAGACGATGGCTCTAGTGCTTTAAACGATGATAATGCAACAAGTTTAGAGTTTAGAATATGGTTACATGCAGGTTCTAACTATACAAGTGGTACAGCATCTAATGTATGGGCAAATCAAACACAGGCTAATCGTGCTGCTGGAATAAGTAGTTTTTTTGACGCTACCACACGTACATTCTTCCTTACAGGCGTACAGTTGGAAGTAGGTCCAGTAGCTACAGAGTTTGAGCAAGAAGATTTTGGTGTTACGTTAGCTAAGTGTCAGAGGTACTTTTTCAAAGTTGAAGGAGCAAACGGCGATAGAGTGGGTATTGGTGGTTATGCAGTAGGTGCTAGTGAAGCAAGATTTGATTTTGTTATGCCAGTAAGTATGAGGGCTATTCCAACATTATCTGGCTCTGGCAATGCTCAGTTTGACGCTGCTGCTGATAGTGCTGATTTTGCCATTACTGATATGGTAATAGATGAAGCGCCAACTGGTATAGTTAGTAGCGTTGGATTACAAATAGCTTCGGGTAGTATGACTGCTGGTCAGTCTGGTGGATTACGTTTTAGAAGTACTGGTACTTTAACCCTTACAGCGGAGCTTTAACTATGACTTATACATCATATCAATTTTATCCAGACTCACCATCAACAGGTGCAATTAGTTGTGTTAAAGGAACAGATTCTGATGGTAAAAAACATTGCATACCATTCAGTGATGGCAACACAGACTATCAAGAGTATCTTGAGTGGGTAGCTAAAGGCAACACAGCAGAGGATGCAGACTAATGGCAGGTTATTTAGGATCAGTACCAGTACCACAGGCTACGCAGCACAGAGAGAGCTTTACCTGTACTGAAGGACAGACTACGTTTAACACTGCAGGTTACACACCTCAGTTTGTGGATGTGTACCTCAATGGTTCTCACCTAAGTCCTGCTGACTTCACAGCTAGTAATGGTAGTGATGTCGTATTAGGTGTAGCTGCCAGTGCAGACGATGTGTGTGACATCATAAGTTATACACCATTTGAGGTAGCTAACCAGACGTTTACGGGTGACTTTAAAGTAGATGGTACTACATTTAATGTTGACAGCACTAATAATCGCATCGGTATTGGTACTGCAAGTCCTGCTACTGTTTTGCATATAGAAGGAACTGATGCACAAGACGTAGATTTAAGAAGAACAGGAACTCTGTCTAATAATAATAGAATAGGGCAAATTATGTTTAGGAATGATGCTGATAGTGTAGCATCAGTTAATGCCTTTAGAGAATCTGCAGAGGATGATGCATATTTAACTTTAAACACACAACCATCTGGGGGTTCTTTATCAGAAAGACTCCGCATATCATCTACTGGCACAGTTCTCGTTGCAACTGGTTCTGACCTTGTTACAAACTCAGCCAGTGGAACCACAAATACTCGTATCGGAACAAACGCAGGAGACAGCATCGTTGCCTCTAACGCAGGGGTAAACAATGTTCTAATCGGAGTAAACGCAGGTACGGCACTAGATTCAGGTGACTCAAATATTGCCATTGGCTATCATGCATTAAAAACAGAAGATGATCATGGAGGCAATATTGCTATTGGGTCAGAGGCTCTACAAACTTTAGACGTAGGGGCTGATGGATTTAACATAGCCATTGGAAATAATGCTGGAAACGATCTCCAAACAGGACTGCGTAATGTAATTATTGGAACCAGTGCAGCAGAAGAAGCAACCACCATGGATGACTGCGTATTTATTGGTCATAATGCTGGTGGCGATGGAGTTGTATCAGGAAACGGAAACGTTGGCATTGGTAAGGACGCAGGGGCTTCACTTGTTGCTGGACATTCAAATGTCATACTAGGTAGAGATGCAGGGCAAGCCTCAAGCACGGCATTTCAAAACGTCTTTATTGGCGAGGATGCAGGGTTCACAAATGTTGGTGGAGACACAAATACATTTGTGGGGTCGGATTGTGGATACTTAAATACAGGGGATGGAAACACCTATATAGGCAAGAACTCTGGCGAAGCTATGACCACTGGGTCTGAAAATACAATTATTGGCTCCTACAACGGAAACCAAGATAGCTTGGACATTCGCACCGCAAGCAATCGTGTTGCAATATCAGATGGTGATGGCAATATTTGTTTATATGGAGACAATAACTCCCAAGCATTTTTTGGTGATATGGACTTAGATACTGATGGAGCTAACTTAAATGTAAATGCTACTGGCAGTTCAATGGCAGGGAATTTTTACCAAGATAATAATAATGACATTGTTCTTGTTAAAATGAGACACGCTTTTGCCACGGGTAGTCAAAAAGCAACCATGATTCAATTTCAACAAGATAACGGCAATGAAGACGGTAGTATTAAAACTAGTGGAAGTGCAACAGAGTACAATACTTCATCAGATTACCGCCTAAAAGAAAACGTAGATTACTCATGGGATGCAACAACTCGCCTCAAAAAACTTAAACCAGTTAGATTTAACTTTATATTAGACGAGACAAATACTTTAGTAGATGGTTTTCTAGCGCATGAAGCAGCGGAAGCTGTACCAGCGGCTGTTGATGGTGTAAAAGATGCTACTCATGTTGTTGCAAATGTTGTGTTGTCTGCAAGTGATGAAGTTATTTCTCAAGGAGTAACAAAAGAATCTTGGACAAAAAGAAAAGCAGATATTCTTTACACAGAAAATGATATTATTCCTGACGGTAAGTCTGTTGGTGATGTTAGGAAAGTTGCAAAATTTCCTTCAGACAGTACATGGGTTGCAACTCGCACTCTCCCAAAACACCAACAAATAGACCACTCTAAAATTGTGCCTTTGTTGGTTAAAACAATACTCGAATTAGAAGCTCGTATAACAGCATTAGAAGGATAAGATATGGCAATTACATTCACATGGTCTGTAAAAGAAATGCACAAAGTCACTGCAACAGGTGCAGTATATAGGGTTGATTGGTCTTGCAGTGGCGTAGATGCTGACACTGAGGTAAGCCACAGTCGGTCAGGGTCATACAATCATACAACTTCAGTTACTACTGAGGTTGTTTCTACTAGCAAGCATAACGTAGAGACAACTCAATCAATCACAAAGGTTTCCAATGCCACACCTGACCATACTGCATCAGGGTTCACACCATACGCAGACTTAACTAAAGCAGATGTGCTAGCTTGGTGTAAGGCTGACGGTGTAGGCACAGAGAATGAAGCTCTTATAACAAAGTCAATCAACACTAAGATAGCTGCTCAAGCAAACTCCACAGGACTACCTTGGTAATGGCTGACGGATGGCATCTCTCTAAGTCTGTACCTGCTACATTTGTACTAGCTATCGTTGTACAAACTGTAGGTCTTGTATGGTATATGTCATCACTAGATGCAAATGTAACAACCAATGCCCGTGAGATAGCTAGGCATGAGATACGAATCAATGAAATAGAAAAGACAGCACAACTACAAGCTGTAATGCTAGGACGCATTGATGAAAACATAAAGGCAATAAGAGATGCAGTAGATAAGATGCAAGTTATTAACTCTGCTAGATAATAAGGTAGTTTAATATGGATCCTTTTACAGCAATGGCTGCAGCTACAACTGCGTTCAAAGGAATAAAGAAGGCCGTTGAGGTAGGTAAAGACATCTCATCTATAGGTAGCACACTATCTACTTGGTCTAAAGCAGTAAGTGACATGGACTTTCTTGATGAGAAGGCTAAGAAGCCTCCGATGTACAAGATGTTTACTAACAATCAAGCTAATGCTTTAGACATATGGACAAAGAAACAGAAGCTCAAGGAGATGAGGACAGAACTAAAGGAGTATATCTCTTTTGTTTATGGACCATCAGCTTGGAAAGAGATAGTAAAGATAGAAGCAGAGCAACGTAAAGCACAACGTGATGCAGTATACGCCAAGCAAGAGTTTATAGATAGTTGTATTAATGGTGTACTAATAACTATAATGGTACTGGCAGGTATAGGTGCAACAATTGTTTTACTATATGTAATAGGTTCGCAGCAAGGCAAATGGTAACAACTGTAACAATAAGTTACTTGACAATAAAAACATAACGAGTATACTTTGTCGTATGACAATAAAAAGAAAGATAAAAGAATGATGCAGTTTCAAGGATTTAAACCAGAAGCACAAAAGCGTATTGCTGGTAAACTAGGTTACACTGGTGACATGTCTGACTTTGATGGGTACTTAGAACAGAACCCAGATGCAAAGCAACAGATGGACATGTATAATCAACAAGCTGTAAAGATGATGCAAGGTGGTATGGTACGTAAACAGTTTGCTCCCGGTGGTGTTGTACCTCAAATTAAAAAAGATACTATTGATCGTATGGCTACAGGTGCTGTACCTGCAGGTGCAGAAGTTAAAGGCGTAGGTATAGATGAAGATAATTTAAAAGATACATTTATTTCTACATCTCAACAGAATCAAGGTATTAGAGATGCATCTGGTAATGTTGTTGGTGGAACTATAACACAACAACAACAACTTACACCCGGACAAGTAGCAGAAAGGATGCGAACAGATGGTGGTGGTGCAACAGCATCAGTAGTAGAGGGAGTACGTGGTACTGCCCCTACTGTAGCACAGGCATCTGATACAGATACGGATGCAACAGATGCTAATTTAATTAATACAGATGATCTTCGTATGGCACAAGACGATGTAAAAGAAGATGTATTAGATAAACAAAAAACAGCTAAACTTACAACTACAAAAGATTCAGACTCTATGCTTAGAGCTTCGCAGTCTGAAAAAGATTTATTAGGTAATGTTAAAACTAGTGTATCTAATTTAGATGCTGCGCAAGGTAGTGCAATAAAAGTTAACTCACCTGCCGCACGACAGATACAAGACGGAGAAATAATTGACGGAGTAGCGGATGCAGAAAAGGCAGCTAAGTTTACTGAACAGATACAAGCTGCAGAATCTACTCCTTCTAAACAAGCTACAGTAAAAGGGCAGCTTGAAGGTTTGATGCAAGACTTTGAAGGTGGTGAAACACCTGCATGGGCTGCAGGAGCCATGAGAGCCGCTACAACAGCTATGGCACAACGTGGGCTAGGTGCAAGTAGCATGGCAGGACAGGCTCTTATACAGGCCGCTATGGAGTCCTCACTGCCTATTGCTATGGCTGATGCTCAGACTGTTGCAGGGTTTGAAATGGCTAACCTTAGTAATAGACAACAAAGGTCTATGCTTGCTGCACAACAACGTGCTACATTTATGGGGCAAGAGTTTGATCAAGACTTCCAATCACGTGTAGCTAACTCTGCAAGAATTGGTGACATAGCTAACATGAACTTTACTGCAGATCAACAAATTGCATTAGAGAATAGTCGTGCAGCAAATACAATGGAACTTGCAAATACATCTAACAAGCAAGCCCTTGTAATGGGTGAAGCTGCAGCACTTGCAAACTTAGATATGGCTAATCTTAGTAACAGACAACAAGCTGCAGTACAAAATGCTCAAACTTTTTTGTCTACAGATATGGCTAACTTATCTAATGAACAACAAGTTGAATTGTTTAAAGGTCAGACACGTTCACAGTCATTGTTTAGTGATCAAGCTGCAGAAAATGCAGCACTACAATTTAATGCTACAAGTAAAAACCAAACGGATCAATTCTTTTCTAATCTAAAAGTTCAGAACAATCAATTTAATACAGCACAAGATAATGCAATGCGACAGTTTAATGCTGGCGATGAAAGTGCAATGAGTAAATTTAATGCAGAGGTAGCTAATCAACGTGATCAGTTTAATGCAACTAATTCTTTAGTAGTAGCACAAGCTAATGCAGGATGGCGTAGAGAAATTGCAACTGCAGAAACTGCAACTATAAATAGAGTTAATGAAATTAATGCAGCTAATGTACTTGCCACTTCTAATCAAGGATACGCTAACCTTTGGCAAGAGCATGGTGATCTTATGGAGTGGGCGTGGACTTCTGCAGAAGGTGAACGTGACAGACAAAATGCTGTAACACTTAGTCACTTAGCTGCAGGTAGAGAAAGAACACAAGCAGAGTACGAAGCTGACCTTGCTTCCTCTAGCGCAATAGGCGACTTTGTAGGTAAGTTGTTACTTGGAAGTTTTGGATTTTAAATTAGTATAGGAGAATAACATGTCGTTACAAGGACAGGCAAGAACAGCTTACAAAAATTATATGGATAAAGTTATGACTAATACTTCTAGGGTAGAAGAACCTACATCTGGTGGTTTGATGGATAGAAATAGACCAGTAGAAGAAGATACAAAAACAGATTATTTGTTAGATCAATTTAAACAATTACAAAAAATGAGAGCAGGTTTAAGAAATGGCTAATACACTTTTTGATGCCCCAGTGCCGGGACAGTCTTTAACTGCAGAGTTTGGTGCAAGACCTTGGCAACAACCTGCACAGTACTCTACTGTAGAAGATGCATTTGAATATTATGCAACAAAAATTACTGACCCTAAAGTAAATGAGTCTTTACTAGATGCACTTGAGATGGGTACTCCTGTGTCCTCTATATCTGAGATACTTGTACAAAGTGGTGCAATGGAAGGTAAACACACAATAGATGTATCTATTCTTTTGTTACCTGTTATAATGGAATTAATTGCCTACGTAGCCGATGAATCAGAAATTGAATATAACATGGGATTGACTTCTTCTCTTGAGCAAGATAAAATATCAGAAAGCAAAATAGCATTGTCTGTTAATAAACTAAAAAAGAAAATGCCAGAAAATAATATAGAAGAACCAGAACCTACTATTGAATCTGAACCTATGTCAGAAGAAAGTATAGAACCATCTGGCCTTATGTCGAGGAGAATGTAATGGCAATTAATATAGGAGCATTTTTAGGTGGTATGGCTGGTGCTGGTAGCCAAATACTAGATGAACGTAGGGCGCAAAAACAAAAAGATTTAGATACAAAAGAAGCACAGCAGTGGGAAATTGCACGTGAGGGAAGACAAAATGCTGAGTACAGAAAAAGATTACGGGAAACAAATATAAAAGAAACAGATCAGTTTACTTCTCAACTTGCGTCTTTTAATTTTACTCCAGCAAATATAACTGCCATTGCTGCAGGTGGTGCAGAAAATGTAAAGACATGGGTAGATATTGCACTGCAACATAAAAAAAGTGGTAAAGATTTTGACATTAATCTACTTGTTAATAATAAAGTAGCCACAGATGTAGGTACAATAGCTGAAGCAACTAATGATGTAGCAGACGCTAATCAAATAACACCAACATCTAATCAATTGTTTGCATCTATATATGAAGAAGTTGCTCCTGAGTTTAAAGATTTAAATAATGCATATGGTTATTATCAGAATAAAGCAAATAATACTACAGGAAAAATTCAAGAAGGCTACCAAAAACAAGCAGATGATGCACTTAATTCATTAAAGGATAAAGCAGATAAATTACAAAATGATACTGGTGAAAAATCTAGTCCATTTTCAAAACCAAATATTGTTGCAATGTCAAAAGATAATAGAGAAACTGCATTGATAGCTGCTAGAATAGGATATAATAGAGCAGAGGAACGTTTTATACGTAAAAATGGAGATGAGGGTAGATATAATATTGGTATTCTAAATGGTCTTACGATAGATGAAGCAACTAATAAATCATCAGATGGAGGGGTACATTCTAATATGTGGCAAAGTAGTACTGCTGCTAAAAGAGATGCTGCATTTAGAGGTTTAAAAAATCATGCAGCCTTACAGTTAACTACATATTTAAATGATCCTGATGCTGGGGGTATGCTTTTAACGGCAGAAGACTTATATGAAAATGTTGCAGATGCTAAACGTAATGACGGGTTTTTTACTACAGATGAAGTAGAACAATTATTTTCTAGGAATTTGTTACGTCTAGGTTCTGTTTACAGATATATAGCATCAAACGGTAAACAAGTAATTGCAGTATACACAGGAGATATTGGAAACATGGTTGAAGATGTTGATGGTCAACTACAATCAAATCCTGTTTACGAATACTATACAAACTAGGATATATAATATACAATGGCTGATCCAGTATTATTAAATACATCAAATTTAAAACCTATGTTTAAAGTTGCAGAGGAAGAAGATAGTAATACTAATAACAATATAAATAATATTAATACTATTTCAAACTCTAACTTAAATACATCAACTTTAAAACCTATGTTTAAAATTACAGAGGAAGAGGAAGTAGATGACAGTAGGTGGGAAACAGACCCTACTACAAATATTAATTTAAACCCTATAAATCTTAGCGGTCAAACATCTTCTGCTTTAGGTAAGATACCTACATCAACTCCAATGATTGCAGAAGAAATTGATTCTAGAATACAAATAAAATTTGAGGAACAGAGGGATGCCACAAATGCTAGGATAGCAGAAAGTGAGTATGCTAAAATTGTATCTGAAGAACACGCAATACAACTTAAAGAAAGATTAGCAGAACTAAAAAGCCGTAACATGACGGTAGAAGAAGCTAGAGAAAAAGCAGCTATGAGAGGGCCAGATGCTTTAGCTAACTTTGAATCTAACTTTGCCTCTCCAGAAGTTGTAGGAGAACAGAAAAGAAAAGAAAGTGAAGAGTGGTCTGAGACTGCAAGAGATCGGTTAGTTGCAAGATTAAATAGTCCTAACATGATTACTAGTGGAATTACAGATCAGTTACTTGATGGACCACTTACTCTCTCTGAAATAAACACATTAGTAATGACGGATGAATTTCTTAATCCAGCAACTTCTCTTGTTGAGATACCAGTACACTACGCTAACTTTCAAGAAGCTCTAAAGGAAGGACGTTATTGGGCAGCTTCAGGAAACCTTGCAATGATTGGTATAGAAGCAGCTTCTGCAACTGTAGTGTTAAAGCCTATAAATAAAGGAATAACAGCAACATGGAAATTAGCAGGTGGAGGAAAACAAAAAGGCTATGATGCAGTACAGTTAGCAATAAAAAATGAAACAGAATTATACGACAAAATTACTGCAGCAAATAAAGTAATTGCAGATGCTAATGCAGAAATGCGTTCTGACTATATTATAGAATATGAAAGAAGAATAAATTCTATAAGAAAAGACGCAGGTGAACCTCCTATCTCTATATCTAAACAAGATGAAACCACAGGTCTGTTTAGTATTGATACTGAAAAAACTAGAGAACAAGGTTCTATGATTGTAACGGATGCTTACAGAACCTCAGATAGAACAGACGCTGCAGGTCAAAATTTAGATAAGATGGACCTAGAAAATCTAGGCATGGGTACAGATAATATAGCTATTCCTATATTAAAACCAGAAAAGCTAGATGCATTAATAGCAATTGCCACTACATTAAAAAAAGAAAATCCAAACTCTTTTAAACGATCAAAGGGAAAAACACTAATAGATAATCTTTTTGAGTTAACAGTTGATAAAGATTTACTTGCTAGTGATGAACTTCTTGATATGTTAAACAAACATGGAATGTCTTATGAAGAATACATATTAGGTGTAGTAGGTTCTGGCTCTGAAGCAGGTAGACTTCTTCAGAAGTTAAGTCAGGTAGGTCGTGCTAGACCTAAATCGTTAACGGACATGCGTCAAAATCAAAAACTTGCTACAGAAAAAAGCATACGTAGTATATTTGAAAGTACTGTTATACGTGTAGAGGGTGCTAGAAGAGGTATACTTGTATCATCATGGGCAACTACTGCCAGAAACATAACTAGTGCTGCAATAGTACAACCCATGCACAGTATTGCTAACCTTGCAGATGCTGTATTAATAGCAGGAAGGAGCAAAGATAATGTTTCAGGTTCTGTTCTATCGGGACTGTATACCTTGGGTAGTAAAAGTACATGGAAAGGTTCTTTTTCAAATTTAATTTACATATTTAAAGATCAGGAATATGCAAAGGAAATGACGGAGTATATACTTAAGTATCCCGAACTGTCTGGGCAATACAAAAAAATGTTTGATGGTATAGGTGAAATACAAACTAATCTTGGCAGGGGTCAAGCAACTACTAGGACAGGAAAAATTCTTGATGGTAGTATGAGTAAGATAGAAGATGGTGTGCAGTTTTTAAACATTCCTAATAGGTGGCAAGATCACGTTATGCGAAGGGGAACTTTTGTAGCTGAGTTAGAAAGAAGATTTAAACTAGAATACGGACAAGACTTACAACAATTAATAAAAGAGGGTAAGATACAAGAAATACTTAATGACACTTCTAATATTAGACCTGATGGTGCGCCTTCATTCTTAACGTTAGTAGAAGAGGCAACAAAAAAATCAATGGACCTTACTTTTGCAGGTACTCCTAATAACAAAGTGTTAGAGAACATAAGTAATACAATTGTAAAGTCTGGTGTAGGAACAATGTTTGTACCCTTTCCTAGATTTGTAATGACTAGCCTTGAGTGGATGGGTGATCATACTACAGGTGCATTTCAAGTACCTTTAAGAAAAGCACTATTAAAAAGTAGAAATGCCGATTTGCCAGAGAAAATGCAAAAAGATTTTATTGAATTATCTCCTGTACAGTTTAATAAAAAATATAAAAAAACTAAGGATCAAGTTCGTAAAGAAGCAGGGTCTTATACCACTAGAGATAGAGAACAGATTACTAGAAACTTAGTTGGTTGGGCTGCTATAGCAGGGATATATCAATTAAGAGATACAGAGGGTATGTCCTCAGACTATAAAAGATTTACACTTAAGTCCGAAAATGAAAATGGAGAGGTTACTACAGAAGACTTAGATGTAACTGCACAGTATCCAATGCGACAAATGAGTTGGATTGCAGAGTATCTTAGAAGAAGTAATATTGTAGGGGATGGTACTCTTGGTTCTTGGGCAGGTTTTAATTTTAAAGAAGTATTAGAAACCTTTACAGGTATACAGGCAAGAACCGGCACAACTAATATTTGGGTTGAGGAAATTCAAAATTTTATAGGTGGTATGAAAGCAGAAGATAAAGAAAATACTGCATCTTTTGATAAGATATTTGGTAGATTCATAGGACAGTATGCTGCTTCAGCATTTGTACCAATGACGCAGATTGTTACTGCCCAACGTGCTATGGGAATACGTAGTGAAGAAATGAAAGACCACGCAGATTTGTATGCACCTAGTACTAATTTGGAAGGTCAGTTTAGTTCTAACATGAGTAGATCATTCTTTCAAAATGAATTATTTATTGCTCCATCTACTATAAATGCCCTTAATGAAAGAGAAACATTAGCAAAAGAAAATCCAAAAAGAATTAAACAAGGCATGAAGTTATTTTTTGGTTTAAACTACTACGAAAGTGATCCATCTGACATAGACTTCTTAAAAGAAATAGGTTGGACTGATCCTACATATTCTCTAGGTAGTAGAAAAAAAGAAAAGTCTGCTAAAAATTATGTGAACAGAGAGTTAAGTAAAATTTTACCTGACATGGTAGGCACTGCTAAAAGAGAAGCAAGACTTGTAGCAAAAAAATGGAAAACTAATCCTTACTTACAAAAGACATACAAAACAGAAAGAGCAGCCTTTAATACTGTAGCAAGACAATACATAAAGGATCAGTTTAATAACTTTAAAACAGAGATAAGCAAAGAGGCAGACTTAGAAGTTAATGAACTAGCTCTTGTTCTTAGAAAGTATAAAGCTATGAGTGATACAAGTTCAGAGGCGGCGCTCCTTGAATTTCGTAAACAAGAAAAAAGAGAGCCTGTATGGAGTAACATTGACGACTTAGAGGACTTAATTTTTTATGGTAGAAACATAGAGAAATAAATAAGGGGGCAATTAAGCCCCCTCTTTTTTGTCTATCGTTAACTTAGTTACACTATCGTTTGTCTCCACTACCGCCTAGTACACCTGCATCTTTTCTTGCTGATAGTTTTACTTCGTTCTGTGCAGCTATCATACCAAGTGTAAGGTTAAGATCAGTAGCAAGTTGGGCACAGTACCACAGTACATCACCTATCTCACTAGCTATTTGTTCTCGCCAATCTTCTGGCTTATTCTCTATGCCATCACGTATAAGTTTCTTTACTTTGTTAGCTACCTCACCTGCCTCACCTGCAAGTCCTAATGCAGGGTACAATATACGATGCTCCTCTGGATAAATTGCAGTCCTAGATGCGTTACGTTGATAGGCATTAAAGTCTGACATACTATACTTCTCCTTTAGAAATTTCTCTGCTTCTTGCTCTAGCTTCATTGTCCTTCACCCGTTTTAAGTTATCAAAGTAGGCTTTATTAAAACCTCTATTCCATTCACGATACTGCATAGTATCCTGATGAAAGGGATTACCTAATCGGTTATACCTAAACCCATCGTAACCCATACTGTGTTGTACTCTTAGGGGTGCATCATATTTCCCCAAACCACGTGATGCTCTACTCTTTTTTATCATAGGATGATCTCCTTATGCTACGTTGATTAACTCTGCTTCTACATAGGGTACATGATAGAATTGTTCGCCCCTTCGTATGTTTCTGCCACTTGCTTCTTTTAACTTATCGTCTGTAAGCTGTGTGCTATCTATGCACCATGCTTGTTTCATGTCATCACGAAAGACATAGAACTTTAGATTGCCTGTGTGCTTACTCAGCAATTTCTTTTTACGTTCTGGTATGCGTATCTCTGTCCAGTGTGTAGGCCAATCACCTTTCCATGCAGTTTTTACTTCAGCTTCATTGAAGTATGTTTCACCATCCTTTTGTGTAACTAAGTCTGCTGCATATGACTCTTTGTCATTCACAAGGATATGTCCCTCACTTTCTAAGTGACTAGTTAATGTATCTTTTGCAATGCCATCGTACTTGCCGTATAGATTGTGAGAGAATGGTTTTCTGTATGCAGCCATGTGTCTTACTCCGATTCTGTTTTAGTTGTTAAGTCTTCTTTTAGTTTAGCTATTAGCATTTCTGCTGTAGTCTTTATGCTTTGCAGTTGATAAGTTAACTGTGTTTGCACATTATTATTATAGTTAACTTCTGCCAGAATGTTCTTCTGCAAATCTGTGAAGTCATCTGACTCATATTCTTTATCGTCTAACGTTACTTTTACCATTACTATACTCCTTTTGTTTAAGAGATGTCAACCATCTCACACGAATCACCACTACATGCTAACGTCTGCATTGCATTGGTGTTGTCATCCTTCTCATGTTCGGATAACCCCGCCCAATCAATCTTCTTAGGCATAGACTTTAATAACACATTGTATGTATCCTTGTCTACCTCTTGATAGGGTGCTTGCTGGTAACTATGATCTGAGTGTGGCAAGAATGACACACCTGACATTTCATCAAAGTGTTCGTATACAAACGCACCTACTGCCATCCACTCACTGTCCCGTACTGTGCATGTAATACTAGGTTTGTGTTCACACCAATGTCTCTGATACATAAGCCACATTTCTAGCTGCTCAATTGCAGTCATGTCATTACGTGTGACAGAGTTTCTAGGTGACTTGATAGGAAAGCTAAACACTGTAGTAGTGTCAGGCTTCATTGCACATGCCTCATGTGGGACACCCTGATCTTTCATAAACTGTGTCAGCCCATCTTTGTTATCGCCACGCACAGTTCTAATGTAGTGATTGCTATGCCTCGCATGTATGCCAGAGGCACTGTCTACTAGTTGTGATACGGTTCCTGACGGTTTAACACAGCTAATAGCTGCAGATACAGGTATGTCTAGCACTTCTGCCCACTCTTTGTTTGTTTTAACTGCAACCTGTTTAAGATGCTCAAGTGTTTTTGACAGACCTTTGTTCTTAGATGTCATCAATGGATTGTCCATCAATCCTGTTAGTGACACACCAAGTAGACGTTCCTCATCTGTGTTGTTCTGCCATACCTTACGTAGATATGGGAACTTAGTAAGGCTAGACTGTATTGTACCAAGGATAGTAGCTATGCGTACTTTGTCTGACAAAGACTCAAGATCATCTGTTGCCCGTACAACTACTTCCGTTAAGTTACAAAATTGATATGGGCGTAAGATAATCTCGCTGCATGGGTTAGTACCAAACTCATAGTTAGGATCACGCCTACCATTCTTAACTGCCTGTTTCTTAGATGCCTCACGGTTAAAGATACCACGCTCACCTGACTTACTTTCTACTAAGGACAACCACTCACGCATGAATGTCTCCATGTCGGGCTTCTCTGTATAACACACTGAGTTGTTAGCTAACGCACGATGCGCTGCAGTTTCCCACCACTGACCTGATTTAGCATGACGCATACGATCATCAGATAGATTACTTAAAGAGATCATGGCACTACGGCGTACACCACCAACAACTACGATCTGACCTATGAAGCACATAAGATCGTGACACTCCATACTGGATAGCTTACGTCCTTGTGCAGCCTT